CTAACTTTTTCAGATAGTCATCAACGCTTGTTATGGCATCCCTGTACGCCTGCGCCTTCCTTTGGAGTTCATCTCGCTGCATTTTGCTTACCGCATTATTTTCCTCCATTGCCTCTGTCGCTTCTTTTACTTTTTTTCTGTGTGCCCACATGGCAATTCCAACGGCAGCGAGTAATGATATTATAATAAGTATTGGGTTGGCTTTCATAGCCGCATTAAAGGCCCTCTGTGCCACAGTTCCCGCTCCGGTTGCCGCCGTTTGCACACCAGTCCAATAAGCCCTGACTTTTTCTATAGCTACATTGGCCGCTACCCTGACATAACTGTCCTTATTCAACATATTTGCCACCTGTTGAAGCCCCTGCATGACGGTCATTAATGCCATCATCTTTCTCATTATCTTTTCGAGTTCCTCATTCTTTTCGCCTACAATCTCCGTTACTCCTACATAAACAGAATACGCACCGACAAGCCCCTGAACAGCTTGAACAGCCGTGTTTACATAGCGGGCGTCGTCCGCCCAAAACTTTGAACGTGCCTGAACATCGCCGACAGCATCCTTGAGCTGTCCCAACTTCCGCACCATATCGTCGTACTGTTTCGTATTACCTTTACCCTGCAACTCCATAGTGGCTAAGGTTTGGGTCATGTTCTTTATTTCCTGGCGTAGCGAAGTAACCGCACCCTCATAATTTCCAACATTTCGCTGATTTAAAGACATGGCGGAATCAATGTCTTTTAGTTCCGTGGTGAGTTTGTCCGCAGCCGCCGCTGCCTGTTTGAACTGTTCGGAATCTTTGCCAAATTCAGCACCCAAATCCTTAGCCCTTTTTTGCGCCATTGCTGCTTCTGCCTCTAATCTCTTATATGCCCCGATCTGCTCATTAGTGGCTTGTACCTCTAATTTCTTTTGACGATTCAACTCGTCTGTTATCTGCTTTTGCTTGATATACGCCTCTGTCGTTTTATCAATCGTTTCTTTTTGTTTTTTCGCCGCCTGTTCGTTTTCCTGAATTGCTTTCGTACCCTCTGTGATAGTCTTGGCATCACCGGCAAAAGATACCTTTCCCTTTGCTGCAATATCCTTCATCTCGGCAAACATGCCCTTTATTTCAGTTATTAGCTTTTGTCTTTCCGCCTCTAACGCCTGAAAATCTACAAATTCGTTTATTTTTTGTTCGTTTGCCATTACTTTTTATTCATTTCATTGTGTAATTTGACCATCCCGGCCCACTCATCTAACATTGTGTTTTTTAAACTGATATGATACCCGTTCGATTTTCCAACAATAGCGACAGATTTTAAAAAATCACCTTCTGTTTGCTGCTGTTTATTGTTTTTTTGGTTGCCGTTTTCGTCAAATCCAAATAATTCCAACCGTTTTTTTTGTTGAACTTGGAGCTGCAAATCAAAACCTTTTAGTTTTTTGGCGCAATTTTCCACATCTTTTTTAAATCTTTCGTAATCGTTCTTTGAAAATTCGTAATTAAACCCGATTTTTTTAAGCACTTCGATGTCCGGCTCGGAATATTCATAATAAAGAACAAATACAGCGGCACTACCGTAGTAAAGTATTTTTTGCAGCCTGATAATCTCGTTAAGGCACTTCATTATTTTAGCGTGCTCGATACTTCCCGTGAGCAGACAATATTCTTCGTAAATTATCTGCCAAGCATAATTAAGCTGTTCATCTGTGCAAGTTTCTCCCTCTGTGAGCACCTTATACTCCTGATGAAAAAAGCACCGTATGAAGTCATGTAGTGAAGTCTGCGCACAGGTGGTTTTCATAATGCTATTTTGTTTTTAATGATGGCTATAAATTCAAGTTGAATGTCATTTTTTAGTGGCTCGGTCATGAAGATACCGAGGACATCATCTCCGTATCTTTCTAAAAGGTCTGGGCCGTTGTCACCCCTCTTCTGGGTGCTATCAAAAAGCAAGCTATCACCCGTATATTTGATGAAAATTCCACGAGAAAATCCACCAGTCAAAATCAAATCTACATTGCCACGCCCGGCACGTTGATTCATAGCATACTTTTCATCAGCGTACCCGGAATTTGAATATTTACCAATCTGCTCGTTCTTTGAAGTTTTGCCCCGTTCTAATTGATCAATATTGGCATCCAATAAAATAGGCTCATTACTTTTCAAACATTCAACAGCGATTTGCCGAAAGTCTAGAGCCGTGAGCCTATCTATGTAAGTGCCGAAATCCATTATTCTTTTTTTGAAGTGGCTTTTTTATTTGTTGAAACTTTTTTTACTTCCGGCGCTTCCGGTGCTGAAACCTCCGTGCTTTCTTTTTCCTGTTCAGAAACCTTTTTTACTTTCAATTCATCTTCGATATGGCATTTGTCCCAAATGTCTGAGGCATATTTTTCGTATGCTTCATTATTTTGGCAATGCTGCAAAAAAGCTTCTTTAGATTCAAAAGACCGGACCCAACCCACCATAAATGATGGGCTGTTTCCGATTTTTATACATTTCTTTTCCATGGCTCAAAATTAAGGAGCAGGCATTGTTACGATCAATGGTGATGGTGCTTCATAAGCTGCTGCCGGAGCACCTCCGATACTTGCGGCTGCTAATGTTGCAGGCCCATCAAGATAAACGGCCATTTCTGCGGCTGTTGCTTGCGCTGCCGTGGTGATAAGGAATGATTTTGTGCTGGCATCTTTTGCGACTGTTGCGATAGTTACCGCCGTTGTATAGTCAGATGTGAGCTTGATACTCCAAAGGGCTGCGGCTTCAAGTTGCGTGGCGTATGTGTCGTACAAGTCAACTCCGCCGTCAGCAGTTTTCACTTTTACATAAATCTTTGTGTTGGCCGTGGCTGCTCCTGTTGACAATAACAATGAGTTAACTCCAGGCACTTCATTTTCAAAATCAAATTGATTGTCGCAGTCCATGTAACCAATTTTGGAAAGGTCATTGAGCTGTGAAGGATCATCCAGGTTTAAGTCAAGCTTATAAAGCGCTGGTTCTGTAGCGGTCGGGAGCTTGTAAGGCGTTACGGTGAGTTTTCCCGTTGCCCCCGCTAAACCTCCGGCGACCTGTCCTTTTGTGCCTTGGAATTTACAAAGCTCATCAACCAATAAGAAGTCGTAATCTTCATTGTTGAATTCTTTCAGGTTGGCGTGACGGGTTAAATCATCCAAAAATGTGAGCTTCATCCCGTACTTCCCGTCAGTGATTGTTCTTTTTTGTCCATATCCGGCGGTGTATTCTGTCGGCTCGGTGTCGGCTGATTCAAAATTTGTTATCCCATGGATTGGCCATATTCTCAAATTACGGTCATCAACCTGTGAATGAGTTATCAACGCAGCCTTGAATGATGCAGGGGTAAGGCATTCTGCTGCTGTAAATTCAAAACCTTTCGGCACCATCAAAATTGATGTTATCCGTTTAAGGTCGAATTTCTTCGGGACAATCCCGGTGTTTCCAAGCCCATTTGCTGAGCTTGCTGGTATATTAATAGGCATATTTTTTTCTCCTTATTTTTTAATTTTTAATTTTAAATTTTTTATTTCAATGGCATCTATAATGTCTGGTGAAACAGCGTTGTCAAATTGTAACCGCCCCTTGGCATAGTCAAATTTCAGATTTAATTCATGCCGTAATGTCGGCTCGTAAGCCGTGGAAAACAACTGTTAAATATTTCATCAATGAAAGCCTTATAAATCGGCTGTAAAATACCCACATAATTAGATTCATTCCTTTTTTCGGCCTTCGTGTTAAGGTCTGAAAGTGTGGCTATAACGAAATTACAAGTAACTTCTCCATATACATTTTGCAATGACTTTTCAATCGGGCAATCACCAACCAGGGCAATTAGCGGGTATTTTTTCAAAGAACTGGCGCTTGACTTGCTCATGCTTATCAGGCTCTCGATTATTTCCTTCCTTGGGCCGAAAGTGAAAAACAAACTTTTGCCATACGACAAAGAAGCCTCATCAACTATGTTCTGAAACATGGTGTAAATGTCGGGTTCTTTGGCAATATGTATGGGCGTGTTTATCATATTCCGAAATTGTTTATTCTGTCTTGCGTTGAAAACACATAGTACTGGCCATCCCACTCAACGTAATTGCTCTCGTTCTGGATGAACCAAGTCTGAAAGTCAACTGCCCATTTTACCATCTGATTCCAAATCTGAACCGCTAAGTTATTATTGAACGAACTTTCAGCACCCGTCAATTTAATGTCTCCTGATTCTGTCCCTTGCACGTGGCCTTTATCCCAAATCTTAAACCATACATAGTTGGCTATTGGGCTGGTAAGATTTACAGAATCACGAAGTTTTGCGGCCAAATCAGTCCAGCGTGTTTCCGGTGTTGTTTCAGCCAGCCCAGCCAACAAGGCATTGTACAGTGTTTCACCGATCAATAAATCACATATTTCGGGTTCATAAGCCTTTACGTAAGCCATCAATTCGGCATAATTGCCCTCATTGGTAACTATATTTGGGTCAACATTTGGGATGTTGACAAGCCCGGTGCCCCCGAAATATGTGTTATCTATCAACATATTAAAAATACCTTCTGAAAAGTTTAACTTCAAAGCTGGTTAACTTGCACCCGGTAGAGGTCAGCGGCGGAGCAACATCTAACAGCCGGACAAACTCAACCATGTAATAACGGTAATAGTTGGCGATTGCTGTCTTTCCTGACGTTGTGGCGGCGCTATACAAATTATACGTTCCCAAATGGTAAGCGTTCTTAGTGGTGTCATATAAAATCGTTCCGGTGTAACTCGGCTCTGTCAATAGCGAGCATACAAGCGGAGTCGATGTATTGACGACTGCACTCGTGGCCGTGGCTGAACTGATTATGCTCCATGCCTGATTGGCGAATACCTTACCGTATAAATGCACGGTAACCGTTGTATCTTTGCCCACTCTCTTATCGAGCAAGGCGTTGATGTACACCAATACAGGGTAGTCTTTGTTGACAAAGAAATAATAACGGAGCGTGTCCATCTTTGCGTTCATGGTGTCACCGGCCAAACCTGTGTATTTCATGTAGGTTGCACCCTCTCCGAAGTTCGGCAGGGCTTTTGTTTTAGATTGCGAAAATGTCGCCGTTGTTATCAACAGCATACAGATTAAAATTGCAAATTTTTTCATTTATTTATCTCCTTTTTTTAGTTCGGCATCGCCGGATAAGATTAATTTAATAGCTATTGATTTATGGGTTTTCGGATATTCCTTTCCCGTAACCATGTATTTTGCCCTTTCTGTTCCTATAATGGTAACATAAGTTGGCAAGTTGGAAAAGTCAGCGGCATTAGATTTTAACTCTTCAGCTATTTCTTTGTCCTGACTTTTCGCTACTATTTTACTCTTTGGTCTTGCCATTTTTTTAATTATTGCGTTACTTTTGTTAATGCGGATTTCACGGTATCAATCGTCAAAGACACCCAACTTGCATTGCTGATTGTCGGCAGCTTTAACAGCGAGAAAACCTCGCCAATGATCGTATATTCGTTCTCGATCAGTTGATTCCCATACTGGCCGTTCCGGATAATGAAACTCGAATGCTGTTCGCTGATTGTCATAGATGAACCAATGATGATTGTGCCAACAGGTACGTTCTTGTTGACAATAGGAGTTAACCCATGGAAGGCAACGGCATCGGGGATATAGGTGATGTCTCCAAGCGAGTTCTGCGAAATCTTTGCTAACTCATAGTCACCCGGGCGAATGAACACCAGATCCGGTTCATAAAGGTTGTTTTCAATACACAATTTTCCAGCCTGAATAACCTGTGAAGTTCCGGGGCTTGTAAATGTCCCGTCTAATTCAGTTGCCTGATAAGCGGAGCAATAAGCAACAACGTCGGCAAGTACTCCTGCATTCCATGAGCGGATGACCTGTTGTTCAAACATGGTGATAATCTGCAGTAACAACTGTTCTTCATCCATCTGGAGTTCTTCTGTGAACTCAATACGGCCAGCGTATTTTTTACGGTTGGCCGTCTTCCATACAAATGATTTGTCGGTCAGTTGTTTGGCTGCTCCTTCGGAAACTGCTGTACCTGTTGCATCAACTGATTCAGCGTTCTGTTCTTTCCAGCGTTCTACTGCCGGCACTTTGGAAACCTGGCGGCCACCGATAGAATCAATGATGAAATTCTTAGGGTACTGAATTACCAGCACTTCGAGGTCGTCGAGAATGGAAGTTGTATTAATGGCACTTGCTCCGGTCAATACGGTTGCGGTTGTCATCAAGGCACTGGCAGTTCTTTTGGCTTTAAATTCAATTGCCCAGTTTGCACCTGATTTTCTGGCTGCTGCAATTTCATCTTTCTTTTCGGTCAGCATTCTTTTTAGCTGATATTTTTCATCCGGTGAAATTGTACGCTGTGATTTTGCTTCAATGGCATCAATCTTGGCACCGATTCCACGGATAACTTCGCTGAAGGTCTTTCCCTCGTCGATAACTCCCACCCTGTCGGAGAGTTCTTTAAATTGCTGATTGCGCTGTATTGAATCGGCTGTTACGGCTGATTCTACACCATCTGCAATTGTTTCCAAAAAGCTTAAATCTTCATCAGATAAAGCTTTATTGGCAGCCGTAGCCTTGGCTCGGCAAATGTCCATAAACTTTTTTTTCATTTGAATTTTGATTTTAGTGAATTAATAATTGATTGCTTAATTTTAGGCTTTATCTGATCGGCAATCTGCCGCTTGACCTCTATTTGTGATTGTATGTCCTGTGGCACTGGCGCAAAACTTACACTTGTAGGCTCCCAATCGGTAGCCTGATACACTGGTAATTGACCCTGCTCACGTGTAACTGTATAGGTAAAGATGTCGCCCTCAATCGACACGGTCTTTATTATTCCGTTCATTACATCGCTTCTGAGTGCTTCATCTGCCCGGCTCCCGAACTTGCATTTGACCTCCAATCCTCTTTCGGTGAACTCGTAACCAACAGTTATGCCTAACGTGTTGATTGCCGATTTGTCCCATGGGTGATTATCAAAAAGATTTAAACCGCTTTCCAGCCTTTCCACTCTTGTATTTTCCGGGGTCGGAAGGAGTTTTTGTACAAAGTATTCGTTTTCCTCATATGAGTACATGACTTGCCCGTTAACTGATGGGCTGGCAACAGCTATAAAATCATAGTCATCTGATTCTGATTTTATTATTTTCGCACGGCAAACTTCGCCTATTTTATTTTTCTGTTCCATTTTTATCTTTTTAGCATTAGTTTAGCATCTGCCTCCGGTATTCCAAATAGCACTATTAACGTATTTGTTTTTTGCGTATCTGTAAGGTTCGGGTCAACTAAAATAGCCTGCAACGATTGTGTGCCGCCAACACCGAATTTAATGGCCGGTGGCTGCGTTGTTATCTCGCTAATTAGCCTGTCGCCTCCGTTAATTTCCGGTTGTTCTACTTGTCTTAAATATTCGTTAAGTGTGATAATTCCATCATTGTACAGCTTACCATATGTTTCTGCCTTTGATTTTATAGAATCTGCGGCATCTTTTTCGCTCTCATTCAGCGAAGATACTGTCGAGTAATCACACATTATTTTGTTGCCGGTCTTGTCAATGAAAAATGTCTTCGTTAAATCTTCGGCAACCATGTCAGATATAGACATTATAGCATTTTCCCAAACCGAACGCTCGGAGGTGTTCTTATTTGAAAACGTGCTCTGGTCTTTCCTTGGTACAAGCTCAGGCGGGATCTGAAACACACCGGCAATCTTTATGCTGTCCTCTAATGTCTCCTCAAAAGGCATCAACGCCTGGATGTTAGCCAACGTATTAATGAACTCCATAGGAACGGATGAAATGCCCCAAAGGTTACGAGCTCCAGTAATTCCATTTCGGTCGTTAATGTCCTTTATCATTTCTTTTCGTGTAAGACCGTCCGCAATGTCACCAAGTACGTTCCCGGCACCTGTTTTTCTTACTAAATATCCGGCTGCTCCGTTGTTTACATACACGTTGTACCGTGCTGAATAGGTTGCAAGTAGGTTATTAACCGACCTGTAACATTTGAATAAAGGACTTTTTGACAGCAATAAAGACCCTACACGACCGCTATATGTGGATGCAGTGGCTCGTCTCGTGCTGTCTATATTTGTGATGGACAGGTTATCAACTATTAATGACTTGCCATTTATCCCGGCATCATAATATTTAGCCATGTAAATCAGCTCATTAAGGCTGTTGACGTCGAGAATAGATATGTTGTCATACTCTCTAAAGTCAACAAGGGCAGGCTCCAATATGTCCAACCTCGTGATATTGTTTACCGTTGCCTTGCCGAGTGCTGACGGTACACCCAGGTACTTTATAACATTGCCATCAGCCAAATAGCTGAATACAAATTGATAGACTAATTCAGAAAAAGAATACAGCGGGTTTATGTCAGTTATAAACCTGTTTAGTTCTGTGGTTGTAAGTTCATTGCCTGTTTTATCAGCAATAAAGAATCTTAATTTTGATATACGATCAGCGATAAAGTCAATAGGGAAATAGATTTCCGCAACCGTGTTAGCCAGTGTGAATGCGTTTGTTTCTGTTAACTTGTCTGGGATGTCTATTGTGCCTACCGTGGTGGCATCGTAAGCACTGTCATTGCTGACAACATCAACATTAGGAATATGTGTTCTTTTTAGGAAGTCGAGTAATCCCACCGTTTAAGATTTTGAGCAAATTTACGGCGGGAAATCCATCTATACAAACTATCGTTGTGTAAGATTTTTATACTGTCTCAATATGACTTTTATATTTTCTTGACCTGTGCCAGTCTTCATCGAAACTATGTCGATTATGGCCGTCCATTTGTAGAGAGGAAAGAGTTTTTTCTGCTCGACAAAACAGGCAACCACCATTTTGTCCCGCTCTGGCTTGTCTTTTTTTAGTACCCTGCTCATAATATTTTGTTAATGTTAACATTTTATTTACTGTTATTATCAAAAATCCCCGGCAAAACACTTTCGATTTGTGTTTTTTTATCTTTTACGGTCAGTTTCTAAAATCTGTTTGCAAGCAATACGCCAGGGCATCATGTGCATGGTCGTTACCCTTCTCGGGTTCGTTCAATGGGATCCCTCCAACATAACGCCACACCCTGTTCTCCTGCTCTTTTCTTAAATCAACATTGCGGACATAGAATAAATTGTGTTTATTGATAAGCTCTATTCCCACCTTGACACTACCTGGGAACTTGCGTGCCGGGAGTGCATTAATGCCGGCCCTCCTCATCTCCATTATGTAGCTTACTCCTTCATTTTTGGCGTTACTGTCGCTGCTGTCGCAAGTTATATGGCCGTCTTCAGGTACAAAGAGGTTAACGGCTTCGATTAGTTCCGCTGCCCGTGGTGTTGGCTTGTAATAAAGTAACTCCACAAACAAGTCGTTGCCTTTGTTTCCGGCCCTAACTATTGCCGTGGGTGAGTTAGTCCATCCGAAGTCGCAGCCATATCCTATCTTTTCGCAGTCAGTCGGGAAGTCGTTAACCCACGTTACGTTGGGGTGTACAAGGCCGGAGCGGGCGGCACGTTCGCCAAGGCCGTAAACCTTCCACATATAATCGTCTGCGGTGCCCTGAGCTATGTTCTTGGGCGTTGGTTCGTACGCCTCTATTTCTTTACGTGATTGTTCAGCGAGGAATGGGTTGTCTTTATATGTTGATTTTTTAAACAGAACATCAGGTCGTTTCTCAAATTCAAAAATGAAATGGTCAGTTGTCTTAGGGTTCCAATCCATAATAAAGAAGTCCAGACATCTCATACGTGCCTGATTCCATACCTCTTTTGATATGTCTAATGCTTCATTGCCCCATAGTATCTCACAGCGACCAGTGAACTTGTCAGGGCTGTCGGCTCCTATGAAATTTATTTTGTTGCCAAATAGGTTAAACGTGCTGATATTTTGAACAAACAGAAACGGATTAGGAATGTCCATCTCGTTCAACCGTACAGCAAAGTCAGGATATAAAGTAGTCTTAAAGCTATTGTAAGTTTCCTTTATGATGTTGATTCTTAGACCTGATTTTATTGTACAGGTCAAAATAATGAAGTCTATTATTGAAAAGGTTTTGCGGCTTCCTGATGAGCCCTCTAACCCTACACCGCTTATCTTTGGATTATTATAAGCATCGACAACGAACTCTAAATTAGTCGGTATTTGTCTGCTCATACTTTTTCTTTAGTTCTTCCGGGAAGAAGTCGTTAACCGTCTTTTTAAACTCAACTGCATTAATTGCCGTTTCGTTTTTGTCTGCCAACCCTAAATCACGGGCAATTATGTTGGAATTAAAGAACCCAGATGCAGCCCCGGAAAACTTTTGATCATAAATTATTTCTCTCGCACGTGTAATGACTAACAAAAAATCACTTGAAATTATATCCGTTTTGTCTTTTTCTACCTTGCTTTTTAAACTTTCTTCAAACATATTAAAAAAGTTAATACTTGCATTAAGGTAGCCAACTAATCCGTGTAACGTGTAAGGTTTCATTTTTGGCAGTTCAATAATTTCAGGGGCAAGAATAAATTTGCCTTCTTCTACTTGTATAGGTTTGCATGATTTACCCTGCACCGCTTCTAAAAATGGGTTTTCATCACAATGTCTAAAGTATTCACAACAAGCCTCCCATAATTCTTTGGGTGTTTCAAATAATCTATCCCTTCCTG